AGTTCTGGGCCAATTAGCTTTTCTATTCGGCTCTCAATTTACCTTCGTAAATAATACGAGGGTAGATAAAGCTTATATTTACCTTCGTTGTGGCTCAAATTGTCTTAATTTTGAGCTTTAATTCGCTTGTACTCATCTACTATAGCTACTAACTTAGTTACATTAACATCTTTAGCATCTATCATATCTTCTAACTTGTCTAATAGTGGAGTTAATTCTTCTAGCTTACTTTTGATATTTCTAATCTTAGTAGCTAATTCTAGCTCATTTGAAATGTGTTCTAGTTCATTCATCTTATTCTTGTTTTTGGTTTAGTTGAATGGTTGCCCGGAAATCCCGAACAACCCTTGCAACCAACTTCTATTATTGCCTACTGAGTGAAATAAAACCCTTTGTATTAGGTTCTACAGTAGGACTTTTTATGCCCAACTCACGCTTGGTACTCTCGTATGTTTTGCAGCGTTCACGTAGCTTACTCACGTAATCAACTTACTAAGGCTAGAAACTGGTCTATAACTAGGTTAAAAACGAGAACCTCTAGTAAGTTTCGAGGGAGAAACGATAATTTTAAGTGGATTCTCCCTCTATGGATTGTAATCGACTTATTACAGTTTAATAGTCAGTTCGTGACGATCCATTATTTATATTTTAACAGGCTCTCAGGTTTGGTATCGAAGTATTACGCTCGGTAGCTGAGATTATTAAAAGTTTAACCGTTAATCACTTTTCGCCTGTTCTTTTCTTAATTGTTTTACAAATATATATCAACATTTGTTAAAATCCTAATTTACACCTAAAAAACACCTAAAAAACACACTTTTTTTTATAAAACCCTATAAATCAATAGATTACGGCTAAGGGGTATAGATAGGGTATAGATAGGGTATAGATAGGGTATAGATACCCCTATAGATAAAGATAAAGATAAAGATAAAGATAAAGAGTATTCTTTCTTTTTTTATGTTACTTTTTTTCTTTCTTTATTCATCTATTTTTTTATATGAATATTTTTATATATATTTACAAAATAATATATTTCATTATGAAAAGAATACCTACAGAAATAAAAAAGCAACGAGGGACACTTCGTAATGACCGAACTAACCCTAACGAGCCACAACTATCCCCTATAATACCTCCTACACCAACTTGGCTTTCTGAGGATGGGCAGAAGTCTTTTATCGAGCTGAGTTCGCTTTTATACGATATGTCTGTTCTAACTGAGGCAGATGAACTATCCCTTACCTTGCTTTGTGATGCTTATGGCGATTACAAACAAGCTAAAGAGATTATAAATACATTAGGACCAACTCAAGATGTAACATCAAGAGAGGGTCACACAAAGTCAATACAGCGACCTGAAGTGATAATAGCTAACCAAGCTTTTGTTAGAGTATTTCAGTTACTTAAAGAATTTGGTTTAACTCCATCGAGTCGAGCAAAGGTAAATGCAATAGAGCGAACTTCATCAACTCCTGATATTAAAATCGAAAATTTCTTTAACAACGATGAATAATATAACTAACGAAGATAATATGCAGATGATGGCTAGGTATGAAGATAACCATTTTGATTTGGCTATTGTAGACCCTCCTTATGGGATAGATGCTGATGAAAATGCGTATAAAAACGGAATTAATTGTAAGGCTAATGGATTTAAAGACCATAAAAAAGGTAATTGGGATAATGCTACACCAAGTAAAGAGTATTTTATAGAGTTGCAAAGGGTAAGTAAAAATCAAATTATATGGGGGGGGTAATTACTTTACTGAACATTTAAAACCTGTTATGAGTTGGATTTGTTGGGATAAAATGCAACATAATTTTAGTTTTGCTGATGGAGAATTAGCGTGGAATAGTTTTGGTAACAAGTTAAAAATATTCCAATACGCAAGAGGTAACGAAAGTGGATTTGCACCAAAAATAAAAGCTGGGCTGAAGATAGGATTAAACATACATCCAACACAAAAACCTATTGCTTTATATGAATGGCTTTTAATGAACTACGCAAAAGAAGGAGATAAAATACTTGATACACATTTAGGGAGTGGTTCAATAGCAATAGCTTGTCATAATCTCGGATTTGACTTGACTGCTTGTGAATTAGACAAGGAATATTTTGAAGCATCAATGAAGCGTTTGAAACAACATCAATCACAATTAAGATTAATATAAAATGAATAATCTTCACCACATAGACGAAGATAAATATTACTTCGATAAAAAGTCAGCTAAAAGAGCGTGTGATTTTATAGAAACTTTCTGTAAACACACTAAGGGTTCTTTGGCTGGGCAGAGATTTATTCTTGAAGATTGGCAAAGAGAGATTATCTCGGCTATTTTTGGATGGAAGTCTAAGGAAACTAATCTCAGGAAATTCAGACAATGCTTTATTTTCATACCTCGTAAGAACGGAAAGACCACAATGATGGTAGGTATAGCACTCTATATGCTTTTCTCTGATGGTGAGAAAGGAGCTGAAATAGTGAGTGCAGCAGCAGATAAAGAACAAGCAAGGCTAAGTTTCTCTATTGCGAAACAAATGGTTTTACAAGAGCCTAACCTTATCAAAAGAGCAGGTACTTATCGTGATTCTATCACTTACGATAAGGTTGGTTCGTACTACAAAGTTATTTCGGCAGATGCAGATACCAAGCACGGACTAAACCTCTCTTGTTGTTTATTGGATGAGATTCACTCGCACAAGAATCGTGACCTCTACGATGTGTTACTCACCAGTATGGGAGCTAGAAAAGAGCCTTTGATGTTAGGAATCACGACGGCTGGGGCAGGTCATCAGAAAGACCACATTTGCAAAGAGCTTTACGACTACTCTAAGAAACTTATTGATGGTAGTATTCAAGATGATTCGTTTTTAGGGGTTGTTTATGAAGCAGATAAAGACGATGATATATTTGACGAAGAGGTTTGGAAGAAAGCTAACCCTGGTTATGGAAGCATTGTGACTAAAGAGTATATGCAACAACAAGCTGTTAAGGCAAAAAACGAACCTTCATTTGAAAACACTTGGCGAAGATTACATTTAAATCAATGGGTTGCAAATGAAACTAAATGGATTAGTGATGAAAAGTGGATGGATTGTGATGACCCTATAAACGAAAACCATTTAATCGGGAAGCGTTGTTATGTGGGATTGGATTTAGCTTCCACTAGGGATATTACTTGTTTAGCTTTACTATTTCCTGACAATGATGATACTTACGATGTAATTTTACACTCGTTTATCCCTTCTGACAACGCACATAAACGCTCAGAAAGAGATAAGGTTGATTATATTAAATGGGAGCGAGAGGGTTTTATTACTTTTACAGAAGGTGATGTTTGTGATTACAATTACATTAAACAAAAGATTAGGGACTTATCTGAAAAGTACGATATACAGATAGTAGCTTACGATAGATGGAACGCATCACAAATTGTTATAGACCTTACAGAAGAAGGTTGTCCGATGATTCCTGTAGGTCAAGGTTATAGAACGATGTCACCTGCGACTAAAGAATTTGAAGCTTTAATTCTTGGTGGTAAGATACGACACGCAGGTAATCCCGTACTAAGGTGGATGATGTCTAATGTGGTTCTAAAATTAGACCCTGCTGCAAACATTAAGCCCGATAAAAGTCGCAGTAACGACAAGATTGATGGTGTTGTAGCTTGTCTTATGGCACTATCAGAGGCAATGCAAAATAAAAATGGTGGAAATTCAGGATATGATGACAAAGAGATATACTTTATCTAAGAATCAAATTATAGCTCAAGAGCAAGACATTATTAAGGAAATATGTGCTTCGGTATTGAGTAACAATAAAGACTTACACTTACTAAGCGATTTATGTCAAGATGTAAATGTGATTTTGCTTACGCAACTAGAGGAAACCATACAATCTTTGTATGAAACAAATCAATTACGCTATTTCGTAGCCCGTGTGGTCACGAATCAAGTCTTATCTACCTCTTCCCCTTTCCACAAGACTTATCGCCTTAAAGCACCTTTAAAATCGCTTACAGAGGATGATTACGACGATAGGCCAGATGAATTTTGGGCTAAAATACCTAAATTAAATAGTGAACTCGCTCAGAATTTAATCTATTTAAGGTTCGATTATTCGCTTAAAATGGATGAAATAGCTATGATTCAAGGTGTTTCAACTCGGTATGTTTATAAGGTTATAGCACAAAGTTTGATAAAACTTAAAAATAATTCAGAAAAGTAGTTCAGGTTTTGCACTATTTTACTATTTACATATGTATAACTATTTAAGAGGCTTTGGGTATATTCGATATTTTTACAAGGAACAAATCCACAACTAAAGAAGAATCACGTTCTATCTTTGGTTCAACGGTAATTAATAGTATTTTTAGTGGTTCATCGGGTCAAGATGTGTCTAAAGAACAAGCTATTCGCATTGCAGCAGTTTGGTCTTGCGTAAGAGTACTATCAGAAACAGTAGCTTCCCTTCCAATCTCGCTTTATTCTAAAGATGAAAATAATAATAAGATAAAACTAACCAACGATCCGTTGAATGTTTTAATCGGTGAACAGCCCTCTTCGTTATACAACTCTTTTATGTTTTTCGAGAGAGCATTAATAGATTTATCCTTCGATGGGAACTTTTGTGCTTATATTGAGAGAAATAAAGGTGGGCTACCAACTGCTCTTCACCCTATCCAATACGATGATGTAGATGTATTTTTATCGCCTGATGGAAGGGAAGTTTACTATGAAATAAGTCAAGATAGTGGAAATACTTACCCAGTATCGGGTAAAGTACAATCTATAAATATGATTCACGTTAAAGGTTTATCTTTTGATGGAATTACAGGGAAGTCACCTATTGAGGTGGCTGCTGAAACGCTAGGGATTTCTTTAGCTTTAGATAAACACGCAGGTAATTGGTTTAAGAATGGGTCACAATTAGGGGGAGTTCTTAAACACCCTGGCACACTTAAACCTGAAACTGCTAAACGACTTAGAGAATCTTGGAGTTCAAACTACTCAGGTGTTTCCAACGCAGGAAAAACAGCAATACTTGAAGAAGGTATGGATTGGGTTAGTAGAACCGTACCAAATAATCAAGCACAATTCTTAGAGTCAAGAGAGTACCAAGTAAGCGATATTTGTCGTATTTTCAGAGTTCCTAACCACCTCGTAAATGACCTTAGTAGAGCGACTTACAGTAATATTGAGGCACAACAAATAGATTTTGTGGTACACACTATCACACCTTGGGTTAAGCGTATTGAAAGTGAATTAAACGCTAAACTAGTTCCTTCTAACAAAAGGGGTGAACAGTATTTCAAGTTTAATCTAAACGCTATACTTAGAGGTGACTCTAAGAGTAGGGCAGACTACTATAGAACACTTATAAACATTGGTGTTTTATCTCCTGATGAGGTAAGAGCTTTTGAGGATTTAAATCCTATGGGTGGAGAAAGTGAAAAGGTTTATATGCAATCAAATATGATGCCTTTAGATAGATTAGGTGAAGATACAAGTAGAACAAATATAGGATAAAACAAATTAAATGGCATTAAGTTCAAATCAAAGGCAAAAAAGAAAAGACCCTTGGAATAAAAACAAAGGTGAGTTTGGCGAATCAATAACTCCTAGTGATAGAAGTTTTTTACCCGAAAGCGATGCCGAACTATTTATCGGTACAAAGGGTCACGTTAAGGTAACTTTAACGGGTGGTACTACTATTGTTTTAAAGAATATTGCTTCTGGTACTTTTTTGAAGGGTATTTTT